AGACCAATGAATTACACAGCTGGACAACCAGTACCTCTTCACAAAAACGGTATCTTCATTAAAGGTTGGGCAGAAGACGCCGCTCTATAAGCAGCATCTTTTAGCACATTCTTTTTTCTTATTTTTAATTACACAAAAGATTTTTTCTTGATGCCTTTTGGTAAATTTTTTATAAAATATTTTTTATTATTTATACCAGTATTTTTTACCTTTTCTTTTTGTAAACAACCACAAGAATTAGTTTTCTTTTGATTTAACGATGTAAAATCAATACTTTTTATATTTCCACAATCACATTTACAAAATAAGTAATAAGCTCCCCATTTATTTTTATGTGATAATTTTAATATTTTTAATCTACCAATTTTAGGTAAATCTTTTAACATATCAAAGTATGTTTTATAGGTTCCTGTTTGTTTTCTCATATAGCAAATATATAAAATATTATAATAATATCCTAATATATTTTCATTTAAGTTTTCCTCGGAACCAACGTCCTAAAATATTACCATTTAAATAATGGTCTTGTTCTAAAACCTCATATAAAAATTGATTTTTGACTTCATGATAGGTTAATTCTGTTTTACTATAACAGATTTTAATGATATCTCTTTTAATATTAATACCATCTTTATGAGCTTGTTTTAGTACATCATTACTACTATAATAGTTATGATATGCTAATTTACTTACTCTGGTGTATGTTTTCTTTCTTTTATCAGTAGGTGCTTTCTTCTTACCTAAAGGTTTCTTTTTATTTGAATAAAAGTTCTTTTTACCAATATAAGATACAGAATTTCCATTTATTATAGCAGTCATTATGTATATAAAACCTACGGCTCCATTTGGAATATCCTGATCTTGAAAATCTATTCTTTGATACATCCAACTCATAGATTATATTCCTCCAATTTTTTAAGTACATTATCAACACCATGTAAAAGTCCTTTTTTTAAAAGTGGTGGTAATTTTAATTTTTTTGCTTTTAGATTTAAAAATTTCTGATAATCTCTTAATTCTTTTTTACATTCTTTAATTAATTCTTCGCTTATTTTATACATTTAATACTCCTTTCAATAATGGTGTGACTATTTCTCTTACATGTTTAACTCCTAAATCACGTACTGAATCTGAAAAATCTTTAGATAATGGTAAGTGTACAAAAGGTAAATCATATTTATCTTTATATTTCTGCATAGCTCTTATACCTGGTTCATCGTTATCAAACAAAGTAATAATAGCTTTATATTTAAGTTTATAAGCCATCATATAAGCTTCTTGAATAAGTGTGTTTTCACTGTCTGGAGCTATACATTCTGCATTTTTAAATTTCATTTTATTAAATGCCATAATATCTTTTAAGGAACTTCCTATTATAAGATATGGTACTTTCAATGTAAGTTGATCACTTCCTTGAATATAGTCTTTAACTTTAATGAATTTACTATCTTTTACATAAGGTTGATATATTTTATATAAGGTACCATCTTTTCTAAAATACCCATATATATATGAACCTCGGATTTTTAATACTTTCATATCATAGTCTTCTTCCTTTTCCATTATATAATGCTCTAAAGGACGAACATTATATACCTCTAACTCTTTTGAACCTATATGAAATTGTGTCCAATATTTTTCATCAAGAGTTGTCCAAGGTCTAATTTCAAAAGTAGTTACTTTATACTTTTGATGAACTTTAAACTCACGTAAAGAATAATCTTCAGTAGCAGTTAACATAAATTGATTGTAATCTTCAATTAGTTTATAAGCAGCTTCTCCTCTACTAGATAATTTGAATAAATGATGAACTAATGCTAAACCGTCACCAGATATATCAGTAGAAAAATCCTTAAATTTATATCTATTTGTTGCTTTAGCAAAGTATACACATAATGAAGGAACTTTATCATTATTGTTAAATACAGATTTTATTTTAACATCTTGGCCGGTTAACTTTTCTTTAAGTTTTAAATAGAATTCAAATGCCCACTCTTTTGGTATTTGATCTAAATTAGATACAAGTGATTTTGTACTTATCATAATTCATATTATTAAATAAAAAGAGAGGATAATTATTATGTTATCCTCTCTTTTATAATTTGTTAATTACTACAATTCAAAGTCATTATTTGTAATAACACCTCCAACAGAAACACCTTCTTCACCTGGGGTAAAGTTAGCAACTACTGTAACTTTTTTCTTTACAATATGAGTTGCCTCATTAAATACAACTAGTTTACTTTTAACTACTCCTGCTAATTCAAATGGAACACCTGCTTTAGTGAATTTAGGTAAAAATAAATCATGTTGCATATAACCTTTACTTTCATATTCCTTACCAGCAATACAGAAGTTAATTAGTAATCCTTTAAAAGGAGCATCTAATATAAAGGTGTTTACCATAGATTCAATATTTTCATGCTTATTATCTTGTGCATTTAACCACTCTTTTTTACCAATAGCTTCACAAAAACTATTTAACCACTTTAAAATTTCAGTATCTCTACTAATTTTAACTTTACTTTTAGTCTCACCATCACTGAAAGCCCATTCACCAGCTTTTACTCTACCAACTTGGCCTTTATGAAGACCAAGACTTTCATTGGTTTTATCAATAAAGAATCCTTGAAAATCTGAACCCATATCAGGACCTACCATATGTAATATAATATCATATGCTCCTTCTCTAAAAGTAAATGGTTTTAATTCAATAGAATTGACTACACAGGAATGATTACCTGGTCTTAATGTTTTAGAAACTCCACCACCTGATGCAGGGATGTTTTGTGTACTTAATTTTTCTGACATGTTTTGTTTTTATTAGTTAATAATTTATTTGAAAGGGTTGTGAAGATACAAAATATTATGCTATTAATCAACATAAATACGTTCCCAATAGGTAACTAGCTTTCCATCAATGATTTCTGATATCACAATTTCTGCATTTCTTAAGTGCTCTTGTCTTGCACCACATGAAATTTCATCTGTAGTCTTAAAACTTAAGATATTTTGTTCACCTTTTCTGAACATATATCCTATAGCATCAGACTGACTTGCTGTGATTCTCTTGATTTTACCTGTAAGATCAAGTTCTAATGAACTAAACTCTTTACCATTCTTTTCAAGCATTGTATCTTTAACGTGTCCTACAAGAATAATTCTTGGTGCCCATGTCTTAATATACTCAATCATTTTACTAAAAGCTTCTCTTAAATACTGATAACCACCACCTTGTGGCATATTTAAGATATTTCCATATATCTTTTTACCAGAATCTTCAGCATACCCTGTATTATCAGCATTAGCTTTAAACCAATTCTTACCCATAGAAGTTCTTGAATAGATTATTTCTGCATATGGAATACACATTTCTTCTAATGCAGTTATGCTATCTATAGCAACACCCTTATATGGATATCCAGCATCTTTAATTGCAGTACCTATTTTCTTAATTTCATCTATATTATTAGCTTGTACTTTTAAAGCATCTACATAGTCTGATCCCTTTTCTAAATCTAAAATTAAAAATCCTGGTAACTGTGCTATAAGAGCTGTTTTACCACACTTTGGTTTACTAAAAATAATGATATTTTTAGGACTTTTATGACTTGCCTTAACAATTTGCATTGGTAATTCAAACTTTTTAGGCATTTCTGCTACACTACTTACTTCTTTTTTAGTCATTCCATTTAGTTATTAAAATGTTTAACCAAGCTTTCTTTGAGCATGGTTTTCTCATATGAATAGCTGCATAATCCCGTATAGTCATTTCCTTGGTAAGAGGATCTACCTCATCTGGTGGTACACTTGCTAATTCATTAGATGTACTTTCTCTTTCTACTTCTTTTTTCTCCGGAGTTGTGACTGTTCTTAATTTTACAGATTTTATAACAGGTATTAATTCTGTTATTGGTATAAAAAATCTTGATCTACTCCCGATTTCGGGTTCTGCTAATGGATATTCTTCATTATAATTAGGATTATATCTCCATCTAACTAATCCTGCTAATGGATATCCATCAACTTTTTCAGGAGCACAGTTTATATCTCCAAATTCAATATAAACATCTTCTTTAGTTTTAAGTTCACTAGGAAATATACCTATATGTCTTTCTGTTAATCCTATTTTTGAAGGAATAAACACCATCTTTGACATAAAAGTTGCTTTAGGAATTCCTAATGCATCAAATGTATGCTGATGAATAAGTCTACGCTTTTCTTGTTCTACTCTTCTGTCTTTCTTTACTTCTTCCATGATTGTTAATTAAATTGTTGATATTCTACGTTGTTGTTGAGGTGGAGGTGCTATTTCAATTATTTCCATCTTTTCAAATACAGCTTTAAAAAAACTCATTACTGGTTCTCCATTTCTACATTTTAGAAAACTCATGGCTATTATACTATCATCTTCTATGATATATCTATCTGGACCATATATTCTAATTTTTCTTTTAGAAGGACGATCTAATGCTATTAGAAAATCAGCATGCATTAACATAGCATCACTACCAAATACATCCGCTTCATTTATTAGATTTCCATATTTACCTTCTTCACATCTATCAGGATTATCTATATTTCTATTAAGTTGACTTAATATAATAAAAATCACAGGATATTTCTTTTTAAGTTTTGTTAAACATTCACCTAATTTATGTAAAGTATCTTGTTTATCTTTTTCACCAATTCCTTTTTTTATTAATATAGTATGATCTAAAGTTATTATGGTTTTTGTATAATATTTAGTAGATATAAAACTTTCTTCTTTAGTATCTTTATTTATATGTTTTACATCACTATAAAAATGATATAATTCCATATATTTATCTATAATTAATTCAAATTCAACTACTGTAGGAGCTATTTCAACCACATCAATTGGAATATGTTTTCTTGTTATAGCATATTGATAACAGTTATTAATATCTTCTTGACTTAGTTTCTCATTAGCACTACATAATTGCTTATAACTTTTATTAACTACACTAGAAAATTCTCTTACAGCAGATGTTCTAGCTGTCATTTCAAGTTGAAATTCTAATACTCTGAATACTTCTATAGGATTAAGAATAAAAGCAGATTTTATAATTTGAGATTTAACAAGTGTTTTTAGAGAACCAGGACGGCCACAAATAATATTAATTGTATTCCACTCTAAACCATTGATAGTAGCATCATTAAATTTAATCCAAGGAGTTTTTATACTATTAATAGTACCGTCACGTCTACCTTGTATGTAACCTAATGCTTCTGAAAATCCTTTTTTTTGATCTTTCCACGGATAGCTTTTAGTTATTTCTATCATATTTTATATAACTTTAACTTTAAAATAATTAGGTTCTTCTATAGTACCTCCTGATTCAATCATAGCACAATGATCAGCTAAATCTGAAGTAATACTCTTGTCACTCTCTTGTTTCTTTATGAAATACATAGATGTTCTCATATAATTCCAACTCTTTCTCTCATATTCATCTACATAAGCAGCAGTAGCTTTAAATATAGTATCCCATGAATACTTATGTTTTTCAAAAAACCATTTAAAATTAGTTTCTAGATTAGTTTCTGATGCTCTGGCCAACTTACCACTAGGTAGTTTTATCTTTGGAAACAGTAGATTATATTTAGCTAAATTTTCAATAAAGCCATCTCCCATAATAGTAGTTGAAGTCTTTTTCTTTTGAATTTTAAAATATGATTCTACTTCTGATATTAAATCATGACCCTTTTGAGTTATATTATGATCATTCATTACTAATTCTGATGCTATTAATATTCTTAATTCAGCATGAATATTAATATATGCTGTTTGTACACCCTCTCTCAATGAGTAAAGTAAATAAAATTGGTTTGGGGTTATTTTATAAAGGTTGGTCAGTTCGTAGAACTGCATCAATCCCAAATCTTTCTTGGAGTTCATTATAAATAGTATTTAAGTTATAAAGTGTTAATGGATGTTTGGTTAATAATAAATCATTAATACTACCATATCCATGTAATACACTACATCTATCAAATCCTGAATAAAATTCAAGAATAGAAGGTGTATATCCCATATCAATAGCTATTTTATAAAAACAGTATCTGAAATTAACAATAATGTGTTTACGATTTTTAGTTTTTAATCCGTTTGGGTATACTCCAGGATATTCTTTATTAATTATATCATTAATCGTATTTGTAAGTACATCTAATTCTAATCTTAGAACATTAGAAATACCTTTCATAGATATAAATAATTCAATTCCAAATTCTAATAAAAAGTCTCTCTTAATTTGATTAATTCTTTTAGTTTGTTCTTCTTTCCTATTTGCTTTATCCATCCGATTGTATTTAATTAAATTAGTGTACATTTGTTATATGAATAAAATAAAACAATATCTTATAATTTTCATGGGATTAATAATTATATTATTAAGTACCATATTAATATTTAGAAAACCAGTAGAAATAATAACAACATTTGATGATAAACCTTATAAAAATAGTATAGCTATTTTATTAAAAGCCAATGATATTCTGCATATACAAAATGATTCTCTTACAATTGAATATTATATCCTTGAAAAGAAAAAACGTAAAATAAAAATAATTTATCATGACAAATACATATTTATTAAAACTGCTTCTAGTTCTGAGCTTGATTCTATTATTAGAGCCAACTTCTAATGCTCAAGATAGTTTAAAATGTTATAATAGGGGTGAACTTCAGAAAATTGCTACTAAAATGATTAGAGCTACTGAATGTGATAGTTTATTAATTAATACTGAGATACAGAACCAAAGTCTTTTGCTTAAATTGGACAATAAAGATAGTGAAATTTTTAATCTAAACAAAGTAATTACTTTAAAAGATACTATTATTATTGGTAAAACAAAAGACTTTGATATTCAAGTATCTAAAAACAAGGATCTTACTTTAAAAAACAAAATACTTAAACTTGGTTGGCTCTCAACTGGGGTTATAATGCTTGTATTATTAGCACTTTAATTTTTTCTAAGTATATATAATAATTCTGAAGCCCTGGTATAAGAAGTATACTTTATTCTATTACGTTCTACAATATTTTTATTCATATCCAAATCATCTTCAAGAAGTAATACATTTTTATATGAACTTCCTTGTGATCTATGAGCTGATATAGCATAATTATAACTAATATCTGCTGACCATTTTAAAATATTATAATACATAATCCAATTTACAGCTTGTCTGCTTATTATAGCTTTTTGTTTAGTTTTATTAAGTAATTGATTGTAATCATTAATACTATCTTCATGTATAATAGTTATAGTTTCGTGTTCATGATCTCCTGTGATAGGATCTTCATATAATACACCTATTACATATGTTTTTAAATTCAGACCATAAAAATGACCTTCATCAAATCGTCTATTTTGAATGTTAACACTAGTTATTTCTAATTCATCAGAATTATTAAATAAAATTTTATAATATTCCTTATATTTATTACTAGGATGTTTTACTTTATGAAAGATGGGTGTACGTACTACAATTTTTTCTCCAATAATATAAGTATCAGGATTTATTCCATATAAAATTTCCCGTACCATAGTATTAACATATTCAACTGTTTTATTTCTCCAAGCAATAACTTTCATATAATCAGTATCTTCCTTAAAAGCATCTGTTTTAAAATACTGTTCTAATATAGATAGTATTCTAACTCTATTTACATCTTTATTTTCAGGTTTGCTATCTATATGAAATATACCATGTCCATTTTCATTTACTTTTGAGGATAATAAGGATATTGGTTGAGATTTACTTAAATTATTACGTATTATAAATGATGAATCTACTATAGGATGTTCTCCCTTTTGTCTCATGATTTCAGTAAGCTCAACTCTTTCAAAATTATATTTAGAGTTTTTACTAAATGGAATACAATCCATCTTACCAACTGGTGGAATCTGACAAGGATCCCCAGTGAAGATTATTCTCATCCTATTAGAATGTTCCATTATCTCATTACATAGAAAATCATCTAACATTGATACCTCATCAACAATTAAGAAGTGATATGAATTTATATTACTATCTTTTTTTTCAGCTTCAAATATTTGTTCTCCTGAACTTGATATTTTCTGCTTTAACCCTAATAATTTATGAATAGTACTATATGACAATCTAGATTTAGCATCAAATATATCTTCAAAAACATTAGTATTAAGGTCTTTTCCTGCACTAGCAGATGATTTATATAATACTTGTACTGCTTTATTAGTAGGAGCTGTAATTGCTATTTTTTTAGTGGTTTCAGTCTGTGCTATGTATTCTATGATTCTCTTAATAAGAAACGTTTTCCCAGTACCAGCATATCCTTTAAGAACTAATGCATCATGTTGAGGATTTTCTATAAAGTCTATAATCTTATTTAAAGCATCAGCTTGTCCTACATTAAGACCCTCTGCTAATTTACTACGAATCATAACTTTAATAACCTGCTCAACTATTGTAAAGTTCTCAATATCAGGAGATCTAATCATTTCTAATAAGCTATCTTCCTGATCTTTATCAATTATACTCTTTGTAGTAAGTTCTTTAACTCTCCTTTCCCAAAGTAATTTTACTGCTTTTGTTGGTTTTACCATATTATTTCTGATTTATATGTTGATTTAAGAGTAAAATTTATTAAATTAAATATGTTTCCTGAATCCCATTTCTCTTTTAATGTATAAGATGCTGAACTAGGATGTGTACAAAAGAATTCAAAATTTTCATTATCATCACTTTGTTCTGACCATTCTTTAGCTGTTTTCCCCATAAATACATAAATTAATTTTGGGTTATATGTTTTTAACATATCTAATAAATAAGCTATAAATGGATGCCATAGCTCATAATGTTTACCAACTTTACCTATTGGAGTAGTAAATGCTGAATTAATCATTAAAACTCCTTGATTTGACCATCTAGATAAATCTGTATCCCATAAATACTCTTGTCCTGGATAAACTGTATCTTGTATTTCATTGAATATGAACTTTAAAGCAGGTGGTACATAGGTTCCTTGTTTAACTGAAAACGGAATTCCAGTAGCCTGATTTATTTGAGTATAGGGATCAGAACCTATTATAACTACTTTAAGGTCTTTATAATTACATTCTTCAAATGCTCTAAATACATATTTAAGTTCTGGAGTAAATCTTTCTCCAGACTTGGCTTCATTCAAAAGCTGTATTAATATGGTATCAAAAGCATCAGTAAGTAAGAACATCTTAAGTACTTGAGCCCAACCTGATTCTTCAAGTCCTTTATACAATTTCATTTTTACATCCTCAAGATCAATATCTTTTGTTAGTTTAATCATATTGTTATTTTAAAAATTTGTTTATCTTTGAACCATGGCTAAAGTTATCTACCCTACAATTCCTGAAAATATAGAAATAAGTATTAAAATTTCTGGATTTTTCTACAAATCACTTGCTCAGTTAATATTAGGTCTTGTTGAAACATTAGAAAAAGATAAATACAAAGCTATTATTGAAAAATTTAAGAATAACGAACCTGCTTCTGATATAGAAGAATTAAACATAATATGTTTAACAGCTCTTATATTTTCTATAGAAATGGCTGCACAAGAACAGAAGCTGACTAAAGATGTAGAAGTGGATATACCAGATGAACCAACTAAGGAAGTATAGGTCTTACTGGAGCATTATCTCTAAAATCAATACCAACAGTATCCCCAATTTCAATAATAGTTTGTATTACTAAACTTAACTCATCTTTACTACAGATTGACCATGATTTTTTATGCTCATCTATATAAGATAATCCTGCTCTTTGATTTATTATAATTTTAAGTTCTACAATACTATGTCCAACTTCTTTAGCTAATTCTCTTAAGCATACATGAACTTTTGCAAGTTGGGTTAATGTCCCGTCATCTTTACATGCTTCAAAGAATACATCTACAAATTGATTTTCTTCTATAGTTTTAACAAATCTTTCATAGTCTTTAGAAGAACCGTCTTTATAATATACCAATTTACCTTCTTTCTTTACAAGACTTCCTATGAAAATTGCTTTTTCTTGTGCCATATTTTTAAAGTTTTAAAATTCTAAGATAAGAGTCATATGCCTCTTCATAAGTTAAAGCCCAGATTTTATATCCGTCTATTATAAATAATTGTTTTTCCATATTCGTAAATGTGATTCATTAATTTGCATTTGTGGTGGTTCTAATAAATTTTCTTCTTTAGAATAATATACTGCTAATCCTTTATAAGAATGAGATGATTCAGAAGTTGTACAATTCCAAGAAATATTAGGAAATTTTATTGTTAATTCTTTTAATAATTCTTTTGGTAATCCCCAAATTGTAATAAAACTAAGTTCTATTTGTAAAGGATATGTTTCATCTATTTCATTATCTGGATATAATTGATCTAAATCTACTTCTTCTTTAATATAGTTTATAACTTGAATTTTTTCTTTAATGTTATGTACTATAATAAACATTTCAGTATTTGCATGATTTGCCATATTATTTTAGTTTATAAGGTTCAATTATTTCTCTACCTGTTGGTATAATTAATGCCCAATAAGGAACTATATTATCAAGAGCAATCATAGCACCTACAAAAAATGCAGATTGTTCTTTATAAAAAGCTTTACTTCCAAATTTTATATTTAAAGCTATGCACCTTTCTTTAAAAACAGTTTCAATTCTGTTCATTTCTTCTTTAGTTATCATTTTTTTCATCATTTTATTTATAAATCATTACACTATTTCTTTCTTTAATAGATTTTAATCTA